AGATGCCAATATTTCTCTTGATGTAGAGACTCTTTAATTATAATTTCGTTTATAACTCTCTTATTTATTAATAATACACTATAAATAAGATGGACTCTGTTTTTGTTTATACTATTTCGGTAGCAGTTTTATATGCTATTCTTTCTGTAATTCGCAATCGTTTTAATAAACCTGATCCCAAGAGTTCGCGTGACATTGCGGTTGAATCAATGGTTGCTGGATTAGCCACATTTTCAAGTTATTATCTTCTTAATAGTCTTGGATATGCTACTATTTCTTCGGTTCAAAAAGGGGGGGCTACTGCTGCATTCGTGTCAAAACCTGAATTCTAAAAATATTCAGGAATTTCGTCAATATTTATAATCATTTGCTTTTTCTTAATATTTTTCTTTGATATGGAATATTGAGAGAAAATAGGTAGACTTAACTGATTCTTAGGTATGTTATTTACCATAGTGCGACTAATCATTTTATATAATTTAAATTCAGGATAGCGCTCATCACCATTTTTCTTATAAAGGATATTACGACCCTTGTAATCTGTTAACCATTTACAAACAACATTGAATATATCTTCCAATTCCTCCTCATCTTCTAGATAATCATACAAGGAACACGCCAGTCGACACAAATCAAAGTTGAAATTAGGTGGGACTACCTTTTTATTAGAATCCAAATATGGCTCACAATTATACTGGGATGAAGCATCACCATTTGGACTGAAACTATCACTAAAAATAATATTACCTCTGAATTTGTAAATAGCACGACCGAAATCTATTATCTTCCATATTTTACCAAATGTGGGCACCTTGTAATTAACTCCGTCAAATTTGTAATATAAATATTGTTTATTTGTTTCCACATACATAACATTCGCATTATGTAAGTCGTTATGAATACAGTAAAATTTTTCTTGATAGACAATGAGCGTCATGACAATCTGCATTAAAATCGATGACCACTCATGTTTAGAAATCCATACATTTTCGTCAAGCATATAATCATCAAGCGTTGCTTTACACGTTTCTAAAAATACCATATTGACTGGAAATTCTGGTAAATGTACATATATTGGTTTATCTTCATCGATACTCTCATCGTCGTCTTCTTCTGTATCATCTTCATCTTCCTCTGTATCATCTTTATCTAATATGTTGTCCTCAGTTGTAACAGAACTTCGTGAAGAACATGAACTTGTATCTGATGAATTTGTATGATGGGGTGAATTAGCTTCACTGTCTGTATTATCTTTTATATACACTAAATCACTTGTGTCATTATAACAATCAGCAAAATCAAAAGTCGAATCAGGTATGTTTAATGGAGAAATAGCATCAGGGTTTAATTCTTCAATACCTAAATCAATCGTCTCATCACTTTCCTTTGTATCCATATCGACAAAATGAATTTTCTTTTTATATTTACATGATTGTGTAGGTTGAAAAACATCATAAAGTTCCTCCGAAACATTAAATTTATCCTTATGCTCTAAGAAAAACTCGGACTCAAATAAATATTCTATATCATCTTGAATATCAACACGAAAGTTGTTTTTTATTGCCAAAAAGGAACCGTAACAATCTAATCCATGATGAAAATTATGATGATTAAGTAATTTGGATGTTAAATATGTAAAAAAACTATCCACATAGGCAGAATTATTTGGATCATTAAAATCTAAGGGGTTTTTTCCAGATGTTTCATCATTCCATTCTTGCCATTTTGGTATTGTTATTATTGAATTATTATATTTGCCTATCATAATTTTAAGAGGATCGAATAATGGACAAAATTTAATAAAACAATCCTTGATTGAGCCATCACTCATTGTGGAGGAAAAAATATTGTACCCCTTTTTTTCATTTATTGAGAGAACACTTCTCTCATAATTCAAAGAAATTTTGTTCCACGATTGTTCATCTAATTTAAAAAATCGCTTATAGATAGGAATATAATTTTGAAGCGAAGTAAATTCTTCTTTAACATTTTCATCTACCTTGAAATTAGCAGGTTGATAATTTAGAGCAAAGGACATTAACTATTTAGAATAGAAGTTTTTTTCACTTTAAACTCATTATCTTTAAGGTCTATGTAATAATTATTCGTTTTTATCCCTCTCTTAATTTCTCAACAAGCATATAAGCCAAAGAAAAATAATATGACATTGGAATTGAAGAAATTTGATATGAAGAATATTCGTTTTGACCCTAATAAAAATGCTGGTCCAGTTATTGTACTTATAGGTCGTCGTGATACTGGAAAATCTTTCTTGGTAAGAGACTTGCTTTTTTATCATCAAAATATTCCTATTGGTACTGTGATATCTGGTACAGAGGCCGGCAACGGTTTTTACTCTTCCCATGTACCCAAACTATTTATTCATGATGAATACAATACAGCCATTGTTGAAAATATTTTGAAGCGCCAAAAGACTGTTTTAAAACAAATGAAAAAAGAAATAGAGGCATATAAGCGCTCTAACATTGACCCACGTGCTTTTGTTATTCTTGATGACTGTTTGTTCGATTCTAGCTGGACAAAAGACAAGATGATGCGGATGCTTTTTATGAATGGTCGCCACTGGAAAATTATGCTTATAATTACTATGCAGTACCCACTTGGTATCCCACCAAATTTGCGCACCAATATAGATTACGTTTTTATTTTGCGCGAACCTTACATCAACAATCGTAAGCGCATTTGGGAGAATTATGCTGGTATGTTTCCTAATTTTGAATCATTCGCACAAGTTATGGACCAGTGCACAGAAAATTATGAATGCTTAGTTATTGATAACAATTCAAAATCCAATAAATTACAAGACCAAGTGTATTGGTATAAAGCGCAAAAACACGGCGATTTCAAGTTAGGTTCACGTGAGTTCTGGGAACTTTCCAAGAATTTGGCATCCGATGATGAAGACGATAACCCATATGACCCCGATGCTGGTCGCAAGAAAAACACTCAACGTATCAATGTGAAAAAAACATCTAGATGGTAATAGTAAGAAGATAACCTAATAAGAGTAAAAATTGATATTTAAGATATATGATTATTACTTATTAATAATCATATAATGTCACACAAACAAAATGGATATTCAGACCTTTCTTGCTCTTTGACTAAACAATTATCTAAGACAGAAAAAAAGGATATGGGTATATTCTTCACACCTCCTATGTGTGTATTATCCATTCTACAAAAAATCAAATGTTATATAGATATCGGGGACAATAATCAAGATAAAGATAAAATGCGAATATTGGAACCATCTTGTGGTTCAGGAGAATTTATTGAAGCATTATCCAAAACCTACACGAATGCCGAAATAACTGGAATTGAATTAAACAGAAAAATATTTGATGCTATTCATGAACCGTTTTCCAATAAGACGACTGCTCTTTATAATATGGATTTCTTGGATTATAGAGAAGATCAGAGTAATAATGAGAATGGGTTTGATTTAATTATTGGTAATCCGCCTTTTGCGGTTTTAAAGAAAAAGGATGTAAATAAAAAATATTATCCATATTTTGATGGAAGACCCAATATATTTGTGCTATTCATTTTGAAATCCATCGAATTATTGAAAAACGATGGTATATTATGTTTTGTATTGCCAAAAAACTTCTTGAATTGTATTTATTATGATAAGACGCGAAAATATATCACTGAACAATGCGATATTATTGATATCTATGAATGTAGTGGTAAATATTTGGAAACACAACAAGAGACAATTACAATTGTGATAAAAAAACGCACTGCTACTCTTTGTACAAGTGTACAGGATAAATACGTATTTAATATATCGGGTTACACAATCTTTACAACGGGTAACTCAAATGAAATTCGGTCACTTTATCAAAGCAGTTCTACACTCGAAAATATGGGATTTAAAGTTAGTGTTGGTACTGTTGTATGGAATCAATGTAAAAACATATTAACTAATGACACTTCAAAAACACTGCTCATATATAATTCCGACTTTTCAAAGGGTAATCTTAATCCAAAATCTTATAAAAATAATGATAAAAAGAATTATATTCAGAAAGATGGAGTAAAAAACCCAGTGATTGCTTTAAATAGAGGATATGGTAAAGGGCCTTATACATTCGATTATTGTATTATCGATCTGGAAAAGCCGTACTTACTCGAAAACCATGTTATATGTGTCGAGTATACAGGAGATGATAAAACACGTAATGAAATTATTGATATGTATACACAGCTCATTCAATCATTCAACAATGAAAAAACCAAAAAATTTATAGCACTTTATTTTGGAAATAATGCTATAAATACAACTGAGCTAAATAGCATTTTACCTATTTATCTTTGAGCACTTATTTGAAAGGCTGGGAAGGCTATACCATTCCCATTCTTCCATCTTAAAAGCACATTCATTGTAATACCTGTCTTTGTTGTAC